TTATAATATTGGAGTAGTTATCAGGGAGTAATACTAGGTACAAAAATTTACCTGACCTAAGTTCCCCAGATGAGATAACAAGTTATTCATTAAGATTTATTCTCGGTAAATTATCAGGGTGTCCCCTGAAATTTCCCTCGTAATTACTATGTAATTATTATTATATAATTCTATGTAGTATTTTTTCTAATACCTATATAAATTTTACTCTATCAACGGACGGTACACGGGTAGCCACGGGGGGTGGTACATACTATATATACAGACTCAACCTAAAATCACCAAGTCCCCCTGTTAACCACCTTGTGGCTAGATACTAAGGAGTATTATTCTGTAAATCTCGTGGCTAGGTGCTAGGGTGTCCCTAGGGGGTATGGATATTTATATATACTATATGTATAAAACCCCCTCTGAGTATTGTTAATACTATTATACACCCACTTATATCTTTTGTCAATGCTAATGTGTAGTCAGAGTGTCGCACCCCACAAATAATCTAAATTAGTACTTGACAAAAGTAGTATTCGTGTGTATACTAGAATCAGGTACACTTTAAAAGGACACACAACTACTATCGAGCTATACGCTCACACACGGTCATCACTAAACTGTACCCAAATTGGGAATAACCTAGGATTCCCTACAAAATTACAAACTTATGGCTAAATTCGAAGCAAACATACCAAGTTATTTAAGATCAGGTGCAGGATCAGTACCTATTGATAATAACTTCGCAAAGGTAGACAGCGAACCAGAAAATTTATCACAGGTTATTGATAACTACACTAATAATTTTAGTGGGTTAGTCAAGAGCCCTGATGATATGAGTATGGTTAGCTCTGTTAAACCTATTCCAGGACAACAGCCACTACCATTCCCTGAAGAGCCAGGAGAACCAGATCCAATGGATGATGAGTTACCTAAATTACTCCAAGAGTCTATAAGTAATAACCAAGTGGAACCAATAGAACCTACTATACCTTCAGATGCAGACATTGAAGATATACTAGTTGCCTAATTTAACCACTAACATAACTAAAGATATCTCATTCAAAGAGATAATGGATTTAATAAATGCCAGACACGGATTCTACTACACCAAAGACTCAAGAGACAATTTTAACAGATTCAAAAAAGAGTTTGACTGCTTCACAGGAGAAGTTCCTAGATGCACTGTTCGGAGAAGCCAGAGGAAACCCACGAAGAGCGGGAGAGTTGGCAGGATATTCAGAACACTCTTACCCAAAAGTAGTAAGAAGTTTAAAAACTGAAATAGTATCAAGAGCTGAGAATTACTTAGCTATTCATTCAGCTAAAGCTGCTACTAAAATAGTAGAGATGTTAGAAGAAGATGGAACAACTCCACATGCTAACATTAGAATGGAAGCTGCTAAACAGATATTAGATAGAATTGGTATTGTTAAGAAGGAGCATATGGATATCAATGTAAAAGCATTACATGGTATATTTGTGTTACCAGCAAAAGATAACTTATATGGAAATAAAGAAGATCCCAAGAAAGTCTAGATTCATTCCCTTTGGATACAAGCTAGCAGAAGATCCGAAGTATCTTGATCCAATAGAAGAAGAACTACTAGCCTTAGAAGAAGCTAAGAACTATTTAAAAACTTGTTCATACAGAGAAGTAGCTAAATGGTTAACTACAAAAGCACAACGTTACATATCATATGTCGGACTTAAAAAAAGAATTACCAGAGATAGCACCTCCGAAGCCAAGAAAATTAAAGACAGTAAGACAGAAAGCAAAGCAATCAGCTAAAGAGATATTAACAAGAAGTAGAAAGAAAGTTGCAGCAGCTGAACAAACATTAAGATCAGCAAAACAACATGCCGATAATGTTAAGACTAAATTTAAAGCAATAGACAAAACATTAGATGGTAAAGAACAACAACTAATAACACAAGATGTTATTGATAGTGCACCCAAGAGTATTCAAGATCATATTGGTTCACAGAAGGTAATCTTTAAACCTAACAAAGGTCCTCAAACAGATTTCCTTGCAGCACCAGAACGAGAAGTATTCTACGGTGGGGCTAGAGGCGGTGGTAAATCATACGCCATGCTTATAGATCCCTTAAGGTATTGCCATAAGGCAGGACATAGAGCACTTTTACTTAGAAGAACGATGCCTGAGTTGAGAGATATAATAAATCATTCTCAACGATTATACAGCCAAGCGTTCCCAGGAGCAAAATGGAGAGAACAAGAAAAAGAGTGGAGATTCCCATCAGGAGCAAAGATAGAATTCGGTTACGCAGAGAACATGACAGATGCTTTACGTTACCAAGGTCAATCTTACACATGGATAGGAATAGACGAACTACCACAATATCCTACGCCAGATATTTATAATTTTTTAAGATCATCACTTAGATCAGTTGATCCTACAATACCTGTATATTTAAGAGCTACAGGAAACCCAGGAAATATTGGGTCTCAATGGGTTAGAGAAATGTTTGTTAACCCAGCAGTACCTAATACAACCTTTGATATAAAGGTAGATACGCCTGTAGGAACTAAGATTATTACAAGAAGGTTTATACCAGCTAAGTTACAGGATAACCCTTACTTAATGCAGACTGATGACTACTACGCAATGCTAGCGTCATTACCTGAAATACAAAAGAAACAATTTTTAGATGGAGACTGGGATGCATTTGAAGATTCAGCTTTTCCAGAATTTAAGAAGGATATACACATTGTCGAACCATTTGAAATACCTAAAGGCTGGCAGCGATTTCGTGCTGCGGATTGGGGCTATAGTTCTCCTGCCTGTTGCTTATGGTTTGCTATTGATTATGATAATAATCTATGGGTTTATCGAGAGTTGTATACCCAAAAGATTACAGCAGATGTTTTCGCAAAGAAAGTCTTAGAGCTAGAGCACGGAGAATACATACGCTACGGGGTCTTAGACGCTAGTACATGGGCAAAGAGAGGAGATGTGGGTCCAAGTATAGCAGAGACGATGATACAGCAGGGATGCCGTTGGAGACCCTCTGATAGAACACCAAGAAGTAGAATTAATGGTAAGCTTGAAATACATAAAAGATTTAAGTTTACTGATGACAAGGGAAAGGAACCAGGATTAAGATTCTTTTCTACTTGCAGGAATTTAATTAGGACTCTTCCAATATTACCTTTAGATGATAATAATATTGAAGATATTAATACACATACAGAAGATCATGCCTACGATGCATTAAGATACGGATGTACCAGTAGACCTATGCATACTAGTTATGCTAATAAGTTATATAATAATAACAGGATACAGAACTTTATCCCCTCAGATAAAATATTTGGATATTAATGAAAAAGAAGAAGCTACCTGTTATAGATAGAAAGAATTTTCCTTATGAACTAGCGATGGTCTATTGGGAGGATATTGTTGGAGATGCTGGATGGGCTGAGATATCAGATATTAAAGATTCAACTACAGCTGTCTGTTGTAGCTTTGGATGGTTATTATCAGAGAATAAAAAGACAACCATTATAATATCAGATTTTATATTTGAAGAGAATGGCAAAATAAAAACAGGTGGTGGTTATACTACTATCCCAACAAAGAACATACTACAAATAAAGAAAATAAAAATATAGGAAACATTATGGAAATGAAATTTGACCCCAAAGCTAAAGTTAAACAAGGTGATTTAAGTGAATCAGCATTTGAAACTAAGGCTCCAACTACTAACATAAACGTTAAGGTTGGCTACAAGAGAGAAGAACATGCTGCAGAAACGCAGGATGGTAAGTTTGGATATCTTGATCTTAAAAAAACTAAGAATTATGTGGAGCCTTCTTTGTTTGCAATGGCAGATGAAAGAGATTACTAATGGCTGAAGATAAAATGATACTACCTAAATCAAAATATGTTCCTAAGCAAAAGAACCTAATTGGTTTGGTTGAGAACGCTAGTAATTTTGGTAAAGAAACAAAAGAGTATTTAGTAAAAGAATTAAATAAGAACATTACAGACTACGAAAACAAAGGTAAGAAACCAGGTATACTAAAAAAAGTTTATAATAATTTATTTAATAAGAATAAAAATAAAAAGTATGGACAGAATGATTTACTACAAGGTAGTAAAGATTACTATCCACCAAAACCTTAATAGGAGAATAACATGAACATGATGAAAAGATATACACAAGGTGAACTTGGAGCAGGTGATGCTAAATCTAAGAATGATAAACTTACAATTGATTGTAATGCTAAAGTTAAGCAGGGTGACGTAGCTGGAGATGGCAATGATAAACCAGGTAAGAAAGATAAAGTAGATGCTTCCATTTTTGCAATGGCTGAAAAAAGAGATTACTAATATGCCACAAGTTGGAAATAAAAAATACGCATACACTAAAGCTGGAATGAAGAAAGCTAAAGTAGCTGCAAAGAAAAAAGGTGTTAAAGTTCAATATAAAAAGAAATATTAACAATGGCAGATAAACTAGAAGAACATAATCCACTTGTTGGATATGTACGAGCTAGGTTTCAACAAGCAGAAACTTCTAGGTTGTATGATGAGAAGCGTTGGTTAAAAGCTTATAGAAACTATAGAGGACTATACGGTCCTGATATGGCTTTTAGAGATAGTGAGAAGTCTAAAGTTTTTGTTAAGATAACGAAGACTAAAGTTCTTGCTGCATTTGGACAAATTATAGAAGTTCTATTTGGTTCTGGGAAATTCCCAATCGGAGTTGAACCCACAATTGTCCCTGAAAATTTACCAAAGTATGCCCATCTAAAACCTAAAGAAATGCAAGGTGCTGCACCTAGTACACCTCTAGAAAATCCTTATGGATTTCCTGGTGATGGTAAAGAATTACCACAAGGTGCTACAGCAGATATGCTAATGGAAAACTTAGCACAAGAATATAAAAGTGTTGGCTTTGATGAAGGACCTTCTCCTGATAATAAAGCAATGCCACAAATTGAACCTGCAAGATTAGCAGCAGAACAATTAGAAAAAGTAATACATGATCAGTTAGAGGGTACTGACGCTGTAAAAATTTTAAGACACGTATTTTTTGAAATGTGTTTACTTGGAACAGGTATATTAAAAGGACCTTTCAATGAAGAAAAGATTAATCATAGTTGGGAAGATGATAAAGAAACTGAAGAAACAATTTATACAGCACGTTTTAAAACAGTACCAAAATTAGAAGCTGTATCATGTTGGGATTTTTATTCAGATCCTAATGCAACTAACATAGATGATAGTGAATACGTTATTCAACGTCACTCATTTAACAGACAACAGTTTGCAGATTTAATTAAAAGACCTTTATTCAACGCAGACTCTATTAGAGAATGTTTAGAAGCAGGTCCAAATTATCAAACAAGAAGTTATGAATCTTCTTTATTTGATAAAGAGAATGTAGAGAATTTATATAAGAACAGATTTGAAGTATTAGAATATTGGGGCATGATTGATAAACATGTTGCAGACGAAATAGGATTTAAATATGATGATGCATTAGATGTTGTATCAGTTAATGTTTGGATTTGTGGTGGTAAAGTTTTAAGATGTGTAGAGAATCCTTTCACACCTACAAGACTACCCTACATGGTTTGTCCATACGAAGTTAATCCTTACCAATTCTTTGGTGTAGGTGTTCCAGAAAATATGGAAGACTCACAAGCAGTTATGAATGGTCATGCAAGAATGGCAATTGATAATTTAGCACTAT